CTGAAACAATTGACATATCGACAATTGCAAACTCAATTCCGCTACCACCAGAAAATGATGGGTATACAAGCCGCTCGCCGAACATGGCGTCAAAGCCCAAGAATGTTACTGGGAATGGTCGTAGTGCCATTGTCCGAAGTGTGCGGAGTTGCTCGTCACAGGATGTGAAAATGTTGTTATTGTCACCAACAAGGAACTCAAAACTAATCTTCATCAGCTTGAAACTACGGAAATCAAGCAATGGCGAGTTATTGACTCGTGCAATTTCGGTCCACTCTGACCCAATGTTTGAGTAGTTGACGCTATTTGGCCGATAACTAAACTCAAATCGTGCCGGAACCGAAGATAATGTTCCATCAGGATTCGTATAAACCTGAACCATTTGCGGGCGGTCAGAGGACCCAGCCCCACCTTCGCCTTCGGCACCAGCAGAGGAAAGCGATACCACCGCAGTAGTAACGGATGTAGACGAGCCATCATCAACTGAAGTACGCGGTGTCGCGGTTATTGGCGTAGCTGCACCAATAACAGAAACCTGTGAAGACTGAGAAGAACCGTAAGCAGAATTTATTACTGCCTGTTCCTCTGATCTAACTGCAGATTGGGCGGCGGATAATGAAAAACCAACGGATACAAGTTCATCAACTTTACGAGATGAAAATGACGATAGATCCATTCCATCCGAGTCGCCAGTGAACAATTGCCACCTATCGCTTTGCTGCTCTTGAAATGTTGAGTTGGACTGTGTTTGTTCGCTATCTGGCAGCGGATAGAAACGACCAAATCGCGGCTCGTACCAAAATGGAACCCAGACATCCTGCGTAGATTCGCTAATACGCCATTTTCTCAGCGTATTTGACGAATACGGATTTAGTTCGTTAGAGAATTCGGTATCTGACCAATTAAAATAAAAGTCAGTAGTCTCATAAATCTCATTGGCATAAATAATCCGAAACCCAAATGGGTAGTCACCGTATTTTGATGCTTTAGTTGCCGGTGCGGCGGGCGTTGCACTCCGAACACGATCTGCTTCATCAAACGTGAATTCATCACCAATTTCATATTCAATGTAGTCATCGTCATTTACCGTTGCGTCAGCAAAAGGAAACCAGTATTGCTGTTGTGAGACAAGCGAGTAGGCCTCTGGGAATAATGGGGAGGTCGTATTTAGGATCTGCCGATATTTCTGTTTTAGCGGATAGTTTGGCTTTAGGCTCCCAACATCCGCACTTGTGTAACCAGTTGTAAAGAGATAAATGTCATTCAGTGCCATTAGATACGCTCCGCAACAGACCGTTCACGCTGGTCAAGTTTGGCAACAACCATGTTGGCAATCTGTTCTGGGGACTGGTTCGTGCCATTGATCTCAATGTTGTAATAGTTGGTATTTCCACCACCGCCACCGGTCATGTTTGTCATGCGTGCCGGCATTGCCGGCATTGCCGTATCGCCAATTCCTGGAACAACATGGAGATGCCTATTTGCATTGCTTCCATGGAACTCGGCAAATCCACCGTTATCGTGAACGAGTTTTGCATACTGCCCAAGGTTCTGGCCAGTTAGGTCATATGCACGGCCCATTACATGGTCGGAGTTAATTGAACCAAGACCAAAATTACGGTACGAGGACGTAACTGTTCTGTTACCTGTGAGCATGCTGTCAAATTGAGCATGCCGCCCCATGGTCTGGGACAGTCGGCTAGAGGTAGTGTCGCCACGTGGTGTTCGCGTATCGCCACCCCTTATTTCCTCATGGTTCTGGACGTACACCTGCATTGGTTTTTCCCCAGAGAAAAATGGGGCCATCGCAGTATTGAATTCAGCAATTCCATTTTTCAATTGATCGGCGGAGATACCCATTTTTTCAGCGGCTTTGTCAACGTTACCCATAGCGTTGAGTGCCTCTTCTACGCTTGTTTTGTCTTCAAATGTCACCCCTTCTAGGCCAAGGCTCCCAAGCCGTGTTGCCATATTTTCGGCCGTGTAACCCTGTACGGACATTCCAGAACTGAGGAATGTTTCAAGGTCCTTGACTTTTTCCGGCGACATATTCCCAATTGCGCGTTGAATTTGATTTGTGTCACCAGTAAATCCGGCCTCGTAAAGTAATGCAGAAACGGCGCCAGCGCGTGATTGGGCATATCCCTCTTTCATCTGAGCAAGGGCCGGTGCCATTACGGGGGCAATTTGACCGCCAAGTCCTGCGAATACTTCGCCTGGAGCAAATGCGCCAGCAGTAGTTCCAGCACCAAATGACTCAATTGCAGTCAGGTACGCTTTTGCGGCATTTCCACCAGACGCGGCAAGTATCTGTGCAAATGCTTGCTCGCCATATGCCTCAATTTCGGTCGTTGCTTCTGTTCCTGTCAAGCCACCAGTACGGAGTTTGTCAGCAAGTCCACGCGATGAGGCATCAATCGCGAGTACCGCTTCGCGTTGTTCGCGCAGTTTCCTAAAGTACTCACCGCCAGCGATAACAATGTCAGTAAGTTCATCGTTCAACTGGCCGGCAGTCTTGACCATTACCACGCCGAGTTTCCCAACAAGATCAGTGAACTTTACGGTTGGGTCATATAGGTTGACACCAAGTTCCTTCGCGAGCACCTCAAGTTCGGCTCCGGATTTACCGGTCATTTTTGTAAGTTGCGCAATACGCTGATCGTTGATGGCGTCAATTCCCCTAAATGCCGTTTGCTTCGCTTTTTCGTCAGCAGTTAGTCCTGTGATGTCTGATGCACGCCGAGCTACGTCCTTATCGCCAGCAATAACTTTTTTCGCGTCAATTCCGAGCGTCCGTAGGTAGTCGGCAGATGTAAGACCCGTTTTTGACGCATCCTCCATTTGTTTCTTGCTGATAGTGATGCCAAGATTCTTTTGGTTTTCGTAGAGATACCTGACTGCCTGCTGTGTTCCGAATTCGGTAGACGAATTTCCGCCGGTAGATGTGTTAATAGTGTCCCTGAATCGCCCGGAGGCAAAACCAGCCAGCAAGTCCTGCTGGAGTCGCGAGCGCCCTTGATTCAGTCGCGCGCCCATGCCCTGCATGGTTCCGCGACCACCAACGCGCTTTCCAGATTCAACCAATTCGCGGTTACGGGCAAACCGTGATCCAGTTGCCGAGGCAATGATCCCCGAATACAAGGAACTAATCGTTGCTTTCGCGGCCTCTCTGGCGCGCTTTAAGTCTTCATTCCCCTTGTTGATTGATCCAGAAATTCCACCAACGACTCCGCCAATTATTCCACCAATCAATGCCCCATAAGGCCCGCCAATAGTTGCGCCAATTTGCGCACCACCGGCAAGTCCGGCGAGTGCTCCGGCGCCAGCACTCTTCGCAGTAAGGGCGCCACCAACACCGGCAACTGCAATTCCGAGGCGTGGGTCAATCTGTGCGGCCATTCCACCAAGAGCCATTGCACCGCGCATCTCTTCCGGCGCATACTGACTCGCCATAGCAAGGCCCATTGAGGTGCCCATACGGCCAGTCATACTCTGGCCAAATCGTTGCTGTCCTGCGCCAAAACGTGTTTCAGTACGATTGATGCGATTTAGGGTTTTCATCATCGCTAGACGACGAGTGAAACGGCTTCGCGGGTCGTTTATTGGTTGGCCGGTTTGAGGATCCTTTTGGACGCCAGCCATAAAATGCTCTCGTGCTGCTTGGCGCGAGGCTGCTGGATTCGTCCATTGTCCAGTAGTTGGGTCGTAACTTGGGCCGCTTAAATATCCGCCAAAAAATCCACGCGTTGCACCGACGACGGAGCGCGCCCCATATACAGTCCGTTCCTTGGCACCTGAGTATGCATTCCGAGCACGAGTGCCCAAATATTGACGAAGGATCTGATTACGAGTCATTGCGGTTTGCTGAAGTTGCGGATTGATTTGCGCACGCAATCCAGGTGACATCATCCCCGGCGCATTATTGACAGCCAATTGCTGAGCGGCCTGTTGTCTTTGCTGTGGCGTGGTTGCGTTATACGTCGCCATCTGTGCGTCGTAGGCAGCGCGTGCTGCAGCATTCTTCTGTTGTCTATTGGCGATACTTGCGGGCAGGTTCATTTGCCGAGTAAGTATTTGCTGCCCCTGTGATATTGCGGTAGCTGCTGGGATATTTGCAACTTGATTCATTCCTGCAATACTCAGGTATGACTGGCCGCGTTGATGAAGCATCAATCCAGGCACTTGCCCTGCCCCACCAGCGCCACCCGCCCCACTTGAAAATTTTGCCCCAGATGAAAAACCACCACCGGGAGCACCACCTGTTGGCATGGTTCCCGGCCCGTAGCCGCGACCAGCTCCCACTGGACCCATCATCGGTTGCCCATTGATATTGACATTGGCTGCATTGACTGTCATTTGCTTAAATGCACTTTGACCAAACGAAGGAATCAGGCCACCACGCGTTGACCCCATCTTTCGGCCAATGATCCCCATGGCTAGTAGTGGGGCGAGCGCAGTAGCAAATCCCTTTCCTGCGCCAAGCGTCAGGATTTTGCTGAACATCTTGAAGATGTCGTTGAGGCCCTTGAGGACATCATTGATAAACGGTGCAATCTCGGCAAAGATCATTTTCATATTCATGAAGAGATCAGAGAGTGTGTCAATAAGGTCGGCAATACGCTGACCAAATTCAACAGCGTTAACCTCGTTTTTCACCAATAGGTCGTTCATCAAGAATAGGTTGTCTGCGCCGCGTTTGATTGCTTCCCAGATTGGAGTAAATGCTTTTACGATTGTCTTGGCGCCCTGTTCAAGCGGGCGCAGTTTGTCGGTAAATCTGTTCCAGCCATCAACAAACCGGTCCCACCAATCACTGATCTTTCCGAACATGCCAATGATTCCCGGCAGGTATTCGCGCATGAAGCGCACCATCCAGTTGACGAGTTTCTCAACTACGTTTGCGAGCCCACCAATTACGCCGTCAAAGCCAATAGTTGATTCGATCGTCGCAGCCATCTTGGTGACACCGCTCTGGATTGACCAGAAAATCCTCTGGAAGGCAACCTTGAGCGGCTCAAGGAACTGATCGCCAAGATCGGCAAACAATGTCCTAATCTGAGTGAAATATCCTTTTAGTACGTTTATGAGCGTATTATTGACTGCGTCAAACTGACCAGCAACTCCACCCATCTTTGCAAGATCGCCGGAGAATAAGAGTTCACGGAACTGGTCCTTTGTTTTTACTTTTGCATCTTTGAGCGCCTTCTGCATCTCGGGACCGAGTTTCTGGGCTGCTGAGATGACTTCGTTCACGCCTTTCTTCTGGTCGGAAAGGGCAGCAACCACAGTTGCAACAGCCTCCATCGCCTGCGCCGGATCTTGGCCAGCCGAACCAAAGTCCATAAGTGCCTTGATCGCCTTGCCGGAGGCGTTGATTTGCGCCACGTTCATTGTCTTGGACATCACGCCATATGCCTTGTTCAGGTTCTCCACACCAAGGCTGGCAAGGCTCGCGTCGGCTTGAAGGTTGCGCATTGCCATGCGGGTCTGGTTCATCGCTGATCCAAATTCAGCGGCCCCCTTCCCCCTGTATGCGTACATTGCTGCCTGCTGTTCGCGAATGGCCGCAGAGACGGCGGCTATGGCAGTACCCAGTACGGCTGCTCCACCTGCTAACAAACTCATTGCGCCGTTGTAGGCTTTTATCAAGAATCGTCCTGCTGCGAATAAGGCGTGTACGCCGAGCATCGTGGCAGACAGAAGTGCCATTTCTATGATCACCCCCTTGATGGCGAGGGTGAGGAACTTCGTAAGCGCCTTGCCGGTCATCTTGACAGCCGTATCAAACGTGTCAAATGACTTCTTCCATTTTCCAGCAGATGAAGACATGTTCTTCATGTACTGCTGCATCTTTGCGCCGCTGGAGAGACGTTTTTCCGCAGCCTCAAGCGCCTTGATCTTGGCGATGAGCGCCTTGAGCTCTTTGTCGATTACTTCGACTTTAAGTTTTATGTCTACTTTCTCATCAGCCATCAAACACCTCTGTGATAAATCACGTGAGTGTAAGGCGCCGAGCTATGTAGGTGTCCCTACTGAGTCTTCGACTTGCGCTCTTGCTCTTCGCGGTCGTCTGCAATCACTTTAGCACAAGCCAAAATTATTAGCCAGTCAATATCCTCAAGATCCAGTAGATCTAAAGGACTGACGTGGAAAACTTCTGCTATCCGCGCTGCAGTCTTGATTTGAGAATCCCCGACTAGTTCGTCGAAGATTCCTTCGTAGGGTCCACCGCAGCAACCGTGTCGGAGTACCCAGCAGCATCAAGGATGGCGAGTGCCGCCGACTCAATGTGCGGATCAACGCTAAACAGCGCACGGACGGCATCTGGAACCGGCCGCGTCGTCTCGGTCATCTCAAGGATCAACGGGTGCGCGAAGTTGAGGTAGTTGCCACTCTCGTCAAGTACCTCTTCATCGTCAATGTAGATGCCGACCGTTGTGTGGCCAATGACGAGGCATGCGAACTTGGTCCCATCAAGACCATTGCGCGAATCCTCACCGGCATTCTTGCGCCAGTTCTTCATCTGCGACTGGGTGATGTTTGGGCTTACCTTTACGCTGACGCCAGGTCGCTCTGGGACCGGAATCAAAACAGGGGCGCGCTCAACCTTGCGCTTGATGACATCACGAAGACGTGCAAGTTGCGTATCCTCGCGCGAAGTAGCCGTATCGCTGTCGCGACCGGTCTTCTTCTTGCCGGAGTCGGGTGTTTCCTGTGTATATAGTGCATCGCTCATGGGCGTGAACCTACCACACGCCTAATCAGAACGATTGCAACTACTTGCTGTAAAGGATTAGCGAGGAGTTGACGTGACGTCCGAGATCGCGAAAGTCAGCGCAAACGTTGACGGGGCACCCGAGGACGAGTCGCCCTCTGGCTCGGTGATACCCACGAGCAGTGCGTCGTAGTAGTACCGGTCGTTTGTCGGATCCTTGATGTCGCAGTCATAAACCGAAACGGTGATGTTGTAGTACGCAACACCAACGTAGCGGCGGAGGCGCTGGAGCTTCTCGCCGATGCCGGCAGCCGTGTCGGCCGGGACCATGTCATCGTCGTAGTGGGCAGTCAGCGTGATGTCGCCAATCTCAGATGGCGCGCAAAGCACCGTTGGACGGGCCTTGCCACCCTCGTAGATCTTCTCCACGGAGGCAGTGATCTCACCGCCGGACACCTGCGCGAACCGGAAGCCGGTCCACTTG